TTGAGTATAACATTAAAGACGTTGAACTCATTATTAAACTTGAAGAAAAATTAAAGTTACTTGAATTAGGAGTAACTCTTGCATATGATACCAAGACAAACTTTGAGGACGTCTTTGCACAAACTCGTATGTGGGATTCATTGACTTATGCTTATCTCTTTGAGAAAGGTATTATTGTTCCACCACGAATCACCAAGAGTAAAGATTCGGCATTTGAAGGTGCCTATGTTAAAGAGGTTCAAGTTGGTGCTCATGATTGGGTTGCTTCGTTTGACTTGAACTCTTTGTATCCGCATTTGATGATGCAATACAATATCAGTCCTGAAACATTGATTGAACCAGAAAACTATACAGATGAGATGCGTGAGATTCTTTCTGGTGGTGTTGATGTGAATAAGTTGTTGGCCAAGAAAGTTGATTTATCTAAACTTGAAAATGCAACAATCACTCCTAACGGTCAATTCTTTCGTACAGACTTCCAAGGTTTCTTACCTAAGATGATGGAAGAAATGTATACTGACCGTAAGAAGTTTAAAAACTTAATGTTAAAAGCAAAACAGGAATATGAAAATGAAAAAGATTCAAACAAACTTTATGAAATCGAAAAACGAATTGCTAAGTACAATAACATCCAGTTGGCCAAGAAAGTTTCCCTCAACTCAGCTTACGGCGCTTTGGGTTCTCAGTACTTTCGCTTTTACGATTTACGCATGGCACTTGGTGTTACAACTGCTGGGCAATTAAGTATTCGTTGGATTGAAGCCAAGATAAACACTTGGATGAATAAAATTTTGGAGACCAAAAATGTTGACTATGTTATTGCTTCTGATACTGATTCAATTTACCTACGAATGGGAGAATTGGTTAATAAATTTATTAAGGATACATCAGATAAACAAAAAGTAATTTTACTCATGGATAAAATCTGTGAAGATAAGATGCAACCTTTTATCGATAATAGTTATGGTGAACTTGCAGAGTATGTTCATGCTTATCAACAAAAGATGGAGATGAAACGAGAAGGTCTTTCCGACAAAGGTATTTGGACTGCCAAGAAACGATATATCCTTAATGTGTATAATAACGAAGGCGTACAATACAATGAACCACAATTGAAGGTAATGGGTCTTGAGATGGTGAAGTCATCAACACCATCCGTTATTCGTGGCAAGATGTATGATTTGATTAAACTATTGGTAACTGGTACGGAAAATGATGTACATAAATTTATTGCCGAGTTCAGAGAAGAATTTAAAAAGTTACCATCGGAAGATGTTTCCTTTCCCCGTGGCATCAACGGATTGGCTAAATACTCCGATTCATTAAACATTTATAAACTTGGTACTCCTATTCATGTTAAGGGTGCCATACTGTATAACAACTTTCTAAAACAAAATAATCTTACCAAAAAATATCCACTCATCCAAGAAGGCGAAAAAATTAAATTTGCCTATCTGAAGATGCCAAACCATTTTAAAGATACTGTCATTTCATTTCCTACAAGACTGCCAAAAGAGATGGGGCTTGACAACTACATTGATTATGATTTACAATTTGATAAGGCTTTCTTAGAGCCTATCAAAGTTATTTTAGATTGTATGAAATGGACAACTGAAAAGGTAAGTTCACTCGAGGACTTTTTCTCATGATATTCTTAACACTATTATCAGCACTACTACTATCAGGTATTGCAGCCTATTATTCCATTATTGGTTTGGCTGCAATCTTTACTGGTGCATTTTGGCCAATCGTTTTTATGGGCTCGGTTTTAGAAATGAGCAAGTTGGTGACTACATCATGGTTGTATCGTAATTGGAAAACCTGCCCACTTTTATTAAAATCATATTTGACATTTGCCGTTGTCATTCTGATGATTATCACCTCTATGGGTATTTTTGGTTACCTCTCAAAAGCACACATTGATTCTACCATGGACGCTGGTGCCAATTCAGTAGAAATAAGAACACTTAAACAACAAGAAAAGATTGCTAATGAACGATTAGAATATTTACTGAAACGTGCAGGCAATCCCGAAACGGCAACGGCCAATGTTGATAGACAAATTCAACAAACACAAAAAGAACTATCGGACATTAATAAACGAAAATTACCATTATTGAAAGAAGAAAATAAACTTGTGGCAGAAGTTGGCCCCATCAAATATATTGGTGACATGGTATATGGCACAGATGATGCCAATGCTATCGATAAAGCGGTTCGTTTGGTAATCATGTTAATTATGGTTGTATTTGACCCGTTAGCTGTGTTATTATTGATAGCAGCAAATATGTCTATGAGTAGAAGTTCAGTTGGTAAACCAATCGTTAAAGATGGTGAAATTGTTGGAGTAACTGCACAAGATATTCCTGTGTTTGTTCCTGAAAAAGAAAAACCAAAAGAAACAGATAAGGTTGAAATAGATAAACAAAATATTGTTCAAATTGAGGAGAATATTCCAGAACAAGAACCAATTATAATTGATGAGGCTTCTGGTGAAAGTATTCCTCCAATATCAAAAAGCAAACGTGGATTTCCAAATCGGAAGTCTAAGATAGATAGTATGTATGTAGATGATGCTGAGTTGGCATTTCGTAAAAAGGAAAATAAATGAGTATACTTGACAAGATTAAAAAGAACAGCAGTATTAAAGATTCGGCTATTCTGTCCAAATCAAAGTTCTTTACTGATAAAGATATGATTCCCACTTCTGTGCCAATTATCAATGTGGCACTTTCTGGTCGTTTAGATGGCGGCTTAACTCCTGGTCTCACCATGTGGGCAGGTCCATCTAAACATTTTAAAACTGCCTTCTCATTGTTGATGGCAAAATCTTATTTGGACAAATATAAAGATGCGGCTCTTTTATTCTACGATAGTGAGTTTGGTACTCCTCAAAGTTATTTTGACAGCTTTGGCATCGATACTAATCGTGTCTTGCATACACCACTTACCGATATTGAGCAGCTTAAGTTCGACATTATGCAGCAACTTACACAGTTGGAGCGTGGCGACAGATTAATTATTATTATTGATTCGATTGGCAATTTGGCATCAAAGAAAGAAGTGGAAGATGCCTTGGCAGAAAAATCTGTTGCTGATATGTCAAGAGCAAAACAAGTGAAGTCATTGTTTAGAATGGTGACACCACATCTATCACTCAAAGATATTCCAATGGTTGTAGTAAATCACACTTACATGGAAATTGGAATGTTCCCTAAAGCAATCGTTGGTGGCGGAACAGGTTCATATTATTCTGCCGATAATATCTTTATTATTGGTCGCCAACAAGAAAAAGAAGGTACTGAGGTTATCGGTTACAACTTTATCATCAATGTAGAAAAGAGTAGATATGTTAGAGAGAAATCTAAGATTCCTGTTACGGTTCGTCACGATGGTGGTATTAGTAGGTGGAGTGGGTTACTGGACATTGCATTGGACTCTGGCCATGTTGTTAAGCCATCTAATGGTTGGTACTCAAAAGTGGACGCAGATGGTGTTATAGAAGATAAAAAATACCGTATCAAAGAAACTGATACGTCTGATTTTTGGTTACCAATTCTTAAACAAAAAACTTTTCAAGATTTTGTACAAAACACTTACCAGATTGCCTCAGGTAATATTATGCAAGATGATGTTACTCAAGCGTTTGATGTGGAGACCACGAACGGAGTAGAAGATGATTGAAGGCCTTGATTATTGTTTTATTTACCCTAAAGATGATGAATCTGCGGTACACATTCGTTTCTTAGACGGACCATACAAAGATACCGTTTTTAAATATGGTAAAGTAAAGTTTGATGAAAAAAATGACCAGGTCTATTTACTTTTTGCTTACGATGTGTTAGAATCCACAGTAGATAAGCCAAGAAAATTGGAAAAAGATGACAAGTTTAAAAATTACATTGGTGATTTACTTGTAGAAATTATGAGCGGTAATATGGAACAGGATATAATTGATGAAGCTGGAACAAGCGATACTGAAGAACCTAGTTTGTAATGAAGAATATTTAAGAAAAGTATTACCATTTTTAAAGCCAGACTATTTCTCGGACAGAACCGAGAGAACCTTATATAATGAAATTACATCATTCACGGAAACTTATAATCATTCGCCTACGACTGAAGCAATTAGTATTGCCATCAAAGAAAAGAGAAATCTTACGGATGATGAAGTTAAGGGATGTGAAACTTATCTCCAAGAAATTGAGAGTAATATCAAACCAGAAGCCGAGATTCAATGGCTTGTTGATAAAACCGAAAAGTTCTGCCAGGAGAAAGCCATATACAACGCAGTATTGGGGTCCATTTCAATTCTCGATGGTAAAGACAAAGTTCACGACAAAGGTTCGATTCCCAAGATATTATCGGATGCTTTAGCAGTAAGCTTTGATAACTCCGTTGGCCATGATTACTTACAGGACTCAGATGCTCGATATGAATTCTATCACAGAAAAGAGGAACGAATTCCATTCGACCTCGATTACTTCAACAAAATTACCAAAGGTGGTTTACCAGCTAAAACACTTAATATTGCTTTGGCGGGGACTGGTGTTGGTAAAAGCTTATTCATGTGTCATGTCGCTGCGGGCGCCATGGTTCAAGGCAAGAATGTATTGTATATCACATTAGAGATGGCAGAAGAAAAGATTGCAGAACGAATTGATGCAAATCTACTCAATGTTACGCTCGATGATTTGATTGACCTTCCAAAAGATATGTATGATAAGAAGGTCGCCAAAGTCCGTGAAAAGACTTATGGTAAACTTATCATCAAAGAATATCCAACTGCATCGGCATCCACAACTCATTTTAGGACATTACTCAATGAACTTAATCTTAAACGTAGTTTTAAACCTGATATTATTTTTATTGATTATCTTAACATATGTTGCTCTTCTCGTATTAAAGCCGGTGCGAATATTAATTCCTATACCTATGTTAAATCGATTGCAGAAGAACTTAGAGGGCTTGCGGTTGAGTATAATGTTCCTATTGTTTCTGCCACGCAGACTACTCGCTCAGGATTTACAAGTAGCGATCCAGGTCTTGAGGACACCAGCGAATCATTCGGACTCCCAGCCACCGCAGACTTAATGTTTGCTTTGATTACAAGTGAAGATTTAGAAGAACTCGGCCAAATCATGGTAAAACAATTGAAGAATCGATATAATGACCCAACATATTATAAACGATTTACAATTGGTGTCGATAGAGCTAAGATGAGATTGTATGATGTTGAACAATCTGCACAACAAGGTATTGCTGATGCCGGTAAAGCACCAATCGGTGCCTTTAATAAAATTCAACCACAAAAGAAATCGTTTGATGGATTTAAAGTATGATGGAAACTAGAACAAGGACTTTGGTTAAGACCATCATTTATAGGATTTGGGTCTTATGCTCAACCTATGTGATGTTATTGATAACAGGACAGAGTTTGACACAGGCTCTTGTTCCTACCATTATTATAAATTGTGTCTGGATGACATCGTATTATTTGTATGATAGACTTTGGACTCGTATTAAATGGGGTAGAGTATGATATTAGAAAGAGTTGATGCTCTCCATGTCGCAAAGGCATTCCATGATTACTTTAGTAATATTGGAAGTACCGAAGAATATATGCGTGATGAAAAATTGAAATCGGTTGCCGAAATTCCAGCATCATTATTTCCACCAGAAGATGATTTGTTCTCCGATTTCACCATGCACCCAAATGATATGGATATTGAGGTGTGTGAAATACCCAATACTCAATTCGAAACATTACTTGCCATTACCTCTTCTCATGTCAATAAAGCACCAGTTGGTAGAAACATACAATTGGCAGTTAAGGAGAAGAACTCAGGAAAGATTCTAGGATTCATTCGGTTGGGATCACCTGTCATCTATATGAAACCTAGAAATGAACTCTTAGGACAGGTCTGGATCCAACAGGAAGATACTGCCAAACGATTCAATGCTTCTACTATTATGGGTTTTGTAATTGTACCATCTCAACCATTTGGTTTTAATTACCTAGGTGGCAAACTTCTATCTGCCATTTGTACCAGTCATACAGTAAGAGAAATCTGTAATAAGAAATACGATATGAATGTTTGCCTATTTGAAACTACCAGTTTGTATGGAAGTACCAAGTCTGTATCACAATATGATGGCATGAAACCTTATATTCGTTTTAGAGGTTTGACCGAATCAGATATCGTACCAATGATGCACGGTGAACGATATACAGATTTGAAGGCATTTGTGGAAAGTAAAGTTGGAGATTTATTGGCGGGAGATACATCAAGTACCAGTAGAAAACTAAGAACTTTTACCAAGATGATTGCCTTAACAAAAGCCGCTCTAAAGGGAACATCTGAAGGCGATGCTTTCAACCTAACGATTGAGAACGCCAAAAAGTTGACAGAGAAAAAAAGATATTATACATCTGATTATGGATTCAAAAATTCAGTTGATTACATGAACTGTAAAACCGATAAACTTTTACCTGGTGAAAATTATGCCAAACATGAACTGGCCAATATCATTGAGTGGTGGCGGAGCAAAGCTATAAATAGATACGAAACCCTTAAAACTGAGGGTAGATTAAGAACAGAATTAGAAATCTGGACTTCAGGCAAAGACATTCAAATCATTAGGTGAATCATGGCTACAGGAAATACTACTGAAGTTAAATCAGAAAAAGGATCAATTTGGATTTTTGAAAGGGTGTTACAAGATGATGTGAATTATAAAAATTTAACACCCACAACTCAGTTTGTTGATAAAAAAACTCAAGATAAAATTATAAAGAGTTGGTCCGAATATGATGAAGAACCTACGAAAAAAAAAGAGAATGATAAAATTAGAAGTGAAAATGAAATTTTAAAACAAAACGGTAAACAGCCAAAACCACTTAAAACAAGAAAATGGTCTACTTGGTTAAACATTCGTTTAGATAAAAAATATGCTGAATTGGCTGAAATTTGGGATCCTCAAAATAAACAAAAAGACCAATCAGTTGAAGGATATGATTGGTCTTCCGTGCCTTTAGATTGGCAAAAATCTTTTTATGCACAACAAGAAGCTATGCTAGAAAAATTTTCAGCCAGCAATTTTAAAGTTATGAAATTTGGTCGTGCCGATGAACCTTTTGGTAAATTTATAGAAGGTTTAGTTAAACCATTAGGTATACAAAAGAAAGATACATGGAATCCAGCTGATATTTGGATTGTAGACAGATATAAAGAAAATAACGTTGAACGTATATTAACTCAATCCGTAAGTTTTAAAGGTGGCCAAACTCCTAAAAATCTTGATTTGTCCGAAAAAAATGGTAAATTGGCACAACTAAACAAAGTATTAAGGTCTTTGTATGCCAGCAAAACAATCATTGGCGTATCACTTAAATTAACTAAAGAAAAAGCGGATTATATTGATGTTAACGTGGTATTGAATGCTGCTGGGCTGGACGAAGCTGCAACAAATAAAAGATTTCAAGAAATAGAAGATTTATTAGGTGAAATAGATAATATACGTTGTGATTTATCAATACAACCTTTTTCAAAAATTTATACAACACCCAAAGCATATTTAGAAAAAACTACAAAGATGCAAAAGTTGTTAAAATTACCAACTTATCCTATAAATCCAATGTCTTTTGGTACACAAGAAACATCAATTCAAATTAAAGAAAGTGATGATAAAATTTATTTTTTAACCATCAAAGCTACACAAACAAGTGAATATTCAAATTTAAAATATGAACCTACAGAAAAAGGTAAAAGTTCTGCTAAGTTAGGTAAAGCTGGTGTTAAACAAGTTGATGAGTTATTTAAAAAGTATGGAATAAAATTTGAGAATGATAATAGTAAATATCCAAAAGTGTATAATAGTGAAGTTGATACAATAGTAAACACTTTTTCACAAAGAAAAAATACATCCGGAATATCTTTCATTACTGGAGAATCATCATCTTCTAATTTTTTAAAGAATATTAAAGAAGTTTATGCTTCCGATCCTGTAACAGCTCAATCGAAACTAATGCAATTAGATTTATTCTCAGAAATTTTATCATTAAAAGATATTGAGGTTAGAAAACTTATGACAGATATTGTATACATTGCTAAAAAAGAAGGAAAAAGTTATGGTCCTTTTGGAAAGGTATATTAATGGCACTCATTGACTTTGACAAACTAGCATCACAATACGATGATGATAATGACTTTGGATTCTCAGCTGTATCCGAAGAAGAATATAATTCAGTCATCAATAAGACCGCACAGACGGCTGACGATTATAAAGCACGATTGAAAGAAGTTGAAAAGATTATTATTCCTTTTCTTACCAAACTCCATTCTACTGGAGATAAAGAATACATATATTGGCCAAATCGTAAACCAATTATCGAAAAACAAATTGAAAGAATATTAAAACTAACGAAAGATTAATTATGACTGCAACCGTGATTATACCGACCACAGGTGTTCCTGAGGTTCGTGATGCTATCAATTCTGTATTAAATCAAACTTATCTCACTACTTGTTATGTGGTCGTTGATGGTGAAGAAAATTATGACAAAGCCAAAGCAATTGTTGATGATTATACACACGATGAACGCTTTCGTGTTTGTTATTTACCAATCAATGTTGGTGCCAAAGGATTCTATGGCCACCGTGTGTATGCCGCATTTACACATTTGGTAGATACTGATTATGTAATGTATCTTGACCAAGATAATTGGTTGACCAGCCGCCATGTTCAAAATTGTGTTGAAACTATTGAAAGAAGAAACCTTGATTGGTGTTATTCACTAAGACAAGTACACAATAAAGCAGGAGATTTTGTTTGCTTTGATGATTGTGAATCACTAGGTAAATGGCAAACATATCATGGTACGAATCACATTGATACAAACTCCTATTGCCTAAAGACTGAAATTGCTGTAAAATTGGCCTCTGCGTGGCACGGTGGTTGGGGCCAAGATAGAGTATTTCTTGGTGTAGTAACACAACACTTTCCTAAGTGGGATTGTACAAATGAATATACTGTGCATTATCGCACAGATGGTGGTAAAGGTTCTGTAACAACAGATTTCTTTATTAATGGTAACGAAGTAATGTTGAAAAAATATGATGGGAAATATCCATGGCGTCAAAGAACTTAATCATTGGTGGTTTTACAAACTACGGAATCAGTCAATTAAAACCTTGGGTACTATCAGCAAAAGTTCATGCTGGTGATAATGATGTTGTTTTGGTTTATGGTAACGCCTCTGATGAAACCTTAGATTGGTTGATTGAACAAGGTGTTGTTATTGTTCCTATGCTAGAGGTTCCGAATGTGCCAATCCATGTATTACGGTTTCTATCAATCTATGAATATCTCCACAGATATTGGCAAGATTATGAGTATGTGATTACCACAGATGTCAAAGATGTTTACTTTCAAACTGACCCATTTAAATTTCTAGTTAATCGTAAATTGGTTATTGCTTCTGAAGGTTTGAAATATAAAGATGAATCGTGGGGTAACGAAAATCTATTTCAAGCTTATGGTCCATATGTTTATGAACAATTTAAAGAAAATGAAATCTTTAATGTTGGAACATTCGGTGGCCAATCTGAATATGTAAAAGATATGGTGTTTCATATCTTCACTAACGGCATCAACCGACCAATTCCTATTTGTGACCAAGCCGTATTCAATGTGTTACTCAATACACAACCATTCAAAGATATTGCATCAAAAACAATTCAATGGGCAGCTGAACTAGGCACTATTATGGATCCATCAAAGATTGATGGTTTTAGACCTAATCTTCTTTTTGCTGAGCCCGTTTGGGAAAATGGTTTACTGAAAGATGTCACAGGACATATCTTCCCTATTGTACATCAGTATGATAGAGTACCAGAAATTAAAGCGTTTGTCCAAAAGAAATTTGGCCAAGAAGATGAATCACAGTACTTTATTTACAGGACATAATATGCAGGATTTTACTTTTGTTTATCGTAC